GGAATATGGCTACTTACATCTACATCTGTCCATTGTCCTGTAGTTCCAGGAGTAACATCAATACCATTTAAAAAGAAGTTGATGCCGCTACCCAATACTTCCATCTTCCTTAATTATTTTCTTGCTTTTCCCTTTTACTCCTAGGATATACTCGATTGGACCTATTTTCGTACCACCTGACAAATTGAATAGAAAACTTGGGGTTCTATGTGCCAGTAGTTTTTCACCGTCATGTAGTTTGATCGAATGAATTGGAAGATCTTTGGGAATTACAATTTTACCATACCTATGCCAAATCTTTTTCGCAAGTTCTGGAATAAACGGTACCCAAGAAAATCTAACTACATCAGCTCGTTTGTAGATCTCAGGGATTTGATAGGCTTCACGATACAGCATTCGTATTCCATTTTTGATTACATATCCTTCACTGTCAACTTTGCTTGGCAACCAATCGGGATTTGCATAGTTCTCTATTCCCGTTTCTGTATCATACTGTGATAAGGCAGTCCCGTCGCTAAACTCGACTAACCACATGTAGACTAATGGTCGATAGTCGAGCAGTTTGATCACCTAGAACGTTAGTTCTTCGATCTGGAATTCGAGTCTTTCTGCGATTCTACAAGTTGCGTCGTAGATTTTGCCATCATCCTTCAAAGTTGTTAGCTTATTTACTACCGCAGTTTTGACTTCCGCTCGATTGCCATCGTTTGTATCGAAAGTAATGACAATGCGGAAAACAGATTCTGGTGTAGCTATCTCGTCAATGTTGCCATTAGCACGCATTATCTTATTGTTTGTCTTGAGAGTATTAAGCGATGATAGTACGTCTAGCTTGACAGTACCAATATTCGTCTCGTCGGTGTAGAATTCTATTCTAAACTCATGTATCGATGCTACCAATTTTGTTCACCTAAATTTCATCGTACTTAAGATACATTGTCTCATTTGTCTGTTCGCCTTGAGAAGCATCTGTATCGACTTTGCCTTGGAGTACCACTGCCTTACACTTACCGGTAGTCGTATGGTCTGTTGAATCGATTGTTGCTGGTGAACCTTCAGTATCGCTTGCAACGTCTGCTGTCTTTGTTGTCTGTGCATTGTAGTAACCATGTCCAGTCGTGACATTTTCAATCTCATCCCCTGTATCTTGTGGTGTACCAGTTGCGACATCGTATTCTGTGTCCATCGGACAACCATGATCGCCGGAGTCTCGATTTCCACGCCTGAGTTCTCCTGCAGTACCGAGATTCCAACCAATTGTGCCGTCAGTATAGAATCTAATATTGTTGATTTTGACACTTGGAGCTACCGTGATCTTCAGATACACATGTATCCAGTACGAATATTTGAATCCAGATGTTGGAATCGGAACTGGATAGGATTCATCTGTTGGGTCGAACAAATCTTGAGTTTGGAGTCTCGTTGCAGTTGTGATTTCATCTTCTTCTCCTGGTGATCCATCTGAACCTTCACTTGCTTGATAAACTCCTACTGTTGCTGCCATTTTTTTTCACCAATTCTTACCTAGTCCCGGAATAATAGATACTATTCCGGATTGACTAGACGGAAAGTTACTTCCGACTATCGATCGGTTTCTTTTCTCTGAGGCATTGCACGCTCTTTTGCTGGATCTTTGGTAATTAAATTCCTTTTGACTTTCTCGGAAGTCTCTCTTCGCAATTCACTCTTACGGGTTTGTTTCTCAGCAATTGATTCTCTATTAGCTTGGGTTAATGGTCCTTTGTTCCACATCGCTCTCAGCTCATCATCCAAGAAAGAGTCAGTTGAATCCAGCAGTGCAATTTGTCTTGCAAGCTCGGATCTATCACGCTCTAGTATTAGTCTAGTCGCGATTTGAATTCTCCCGAGTTCTATATCCGAATAAGTATTCGAGAACTTCTGCTTCAAATGTCTACGAAGCAAAGTCTCTAATGATTCTTTGATTTGCTCGGCCAAAACTTCAGCCTGCATGAGACCGAAACTAGTCGAATAAAATGCTGCAGCATATGATTTTTCTCCAACATGTGGAAAACCAGTAGTGAAGTAGATACTCTTGTTCATTTGATCGATCAGTAAGTTGGGATCTCGGTAAGTTGTGGTTTTCGGTTCCACGTAAGTAATCTCAGTATTCTGATCAGTCACATAGACTTGATCGGCCTCAATAAGTTTTTCTCCTGTCTCTCCACCTTTGATAGACTTCGCATAGTCGTCAGCAACTTTCTGTGCATCTCGCAATGCCGCTGCATTCTTTTCTGCTTGAGTACCAGTATATTTGTCTGCAGTGAATTGGGATAGGTTTAACTTATGCCATTCACGTGGTAGACTTCGATGTCTCCAAAGCATATCGTTCAGGATTGTATTTATCTTCCATCGTATTGTACGACGTAACGACCAGATTGGTGAAGTACTCCATACTCCGAATGTTGTTCGGAACTTCAGATCTTTGACAAGTTCACCAAATTGGTCATATGAGATATGGAGAACATCTTCCTTCTTGAAACGTTTCTCTAACTCTGAACCTTCGTTCAAGATATACCATTTGACTCGTTCTCCAAAGATTTGAACCACTTGATTGATTTGATCGAGTTCCTCGATCGCAGTCAGTCCAAAAATCGGTATCCATTGAAGTTGCGTTATACCTTTACCTATTTCATTGGGTAAGTAAATTACAACGTCCCCAAACTTCATAATTAGCTTTCCACAGCTTCGAAACAACGTTCGATAGTCACAACCATAATCAGCACTAGCGAATCGTTGTGCTTCGGTAAGAAGTGTTTTAGCTTGCTCGTCATCAACTTTCTCCGGATTTTCGTAAACCCCATCTGGAGATACATATACTATCTTATCGTAGTACTTTGCACACATGAAACTGATACCCTTTATGATGCCAGCAAGTTCCGGATCATGCTTGACCATAGCGTCAAGAATCTGATATTTGTTTCCAACTCTAACTGTCTCAAAGAATTCTTCGGCTACTGCAACAGTACTAACAACGGGTGGAGTTACATCTGTAATTTCTGTGAGCTTTACCGAAAGTTTGTCTTTAGGATGGAAATCTTTCCAACTTGTATGCATTTTAAGCACCCAAACTGATACGTTTCACATATAATGGTGTCGCTTGAGGAGCCTTACGTTTTTTGTTTGCTAAGTCTTTTCTAAACATCAACCAAATTACTCCAGTCACTGCATCCGCAACATCTTTGCTGATACTGGAATCGATTCGTTTGTTCTCGATTAGTTGTAAACCACGCAATTCACTCAAGGCATCCATTTTCTTCTTACCAACATACCAAGTTAGTTCACACAGCTCAACTTGACTGAGATAGAATTTTGTCTTCATCAAATCGTATTCGGCTTTGCCAAGATTGTGAATTATACAGTCAAAGTTTGCAGCTTTCATCTTTTTGAGAGTTTCAGGTGGAACTGCAACATCGAAACCAAAGGTTGATACTTTAAAGTGATTCCCGAGTAGTTTAAGAAACTCACATTGAACGTCTGTATCGATGGGAAGATTCTTCTTTGGAGCAACACGCTTTAGAAGATTTATCACTGCGATATCTCTTCTTCGAAAACCCATCGCAATCGCATATGCTGTAAGTCGACTTGCGGTATCAGCATATACGAAGTATTCTGTTTCAGGATCTGGCCATACTGATGGTTCAATTGTATCGAGATTGATTAGATTTGGAGTATACATGAGGAATTGATTCTCGGCAATCAACGCTTTGATGCTACTGTAAGGTCTACAACCATAGTCACGCCAAAATGCTTCGGGATTAGCAAGTCGCTTCGCGGTCATATATGGACTATCAAAGGCCATTCTCGGTGTAGGATTCAACTCCCAAGTAGGAATTGGATCCGGAACATATGCAAGTGGATTGAGTTTTGCTTCGTCTCGTAACTGCATGAATGGATCGTCTACATATTGAGGTGAACTAGTCACGACGACAAGCCCCTCACGTCCAAAGGTACCGACTCCTTTAGATAATGTATCGAAGACAGCTCTTCCAGAGCGTTGTCCTGATGTATTTTTGAACCTTGAAAGTTCATCGAAGAATGAGCTTTTGCAAGTTCTACCTGGCAACGATCCCGAGTTTGAACCACCAGAACGGACTACTACATTCTGTTCTGAAAAACGAAATTCGTTATGAATCTCTTCGTACAGTGTTGCTGTTTGAAAATACGGGCTGTTATCAATCCTTGCTTTTTGTTTCCGGAATACGGTATCTCTTGCTTGTGGTTCACTAGTTGCAACATTGATGAGGAAAATTTCTTCATCAGGGAGTAAACCGTAATATTCGGCTGGATTTCCGAGTTCAAGAAGCTTGAAAGTCTCATGACAACCAATGATAGACCCAATTGTGGTCTTGCTTCCACGCATTCCAGCATCTAACCACAGTTCGTTGTAGACTCTTTGCCCGTATTTATCCCGCCTACTGAACTCATTTAATATTTCTATCTGCTTTGGCCAGAGTTTTAGCCTGAGAAACCATGGACTTTCCGCAAAATAGATGATATCATCAGTTGCTTTGATAACTTGGCGTAGTCTTTCCGCATGTGTAAAATCCCTCCAGTTGAATTTATTCAGGATTTTCTTGTTTAATACCATCCGCTTCCAACACCTCTAGTACTTTTTGCTTACAGTTTGGACAAAGCTCCCGTATAACGAGTTGTTGAAGATGCTTGAATTCTATTTTTATCTGCTGTAACTTGATAATTGGTGTCTCTTTCAACTGACCTTTCAACATTGCTAGGTCTTTCAACCAGTTACGTAACTCGGATGAAACAGCCTTAAGTGCAGTGATACTCTGTGGATCAACTGCATGATCGTACCAGTTATCGAGTTTCTCGTCTAATCTCAGGATATGCTTGCGTAATGTACCCATCACATCTACAACTTGTTCAGCCAGTTCTTCAGTATATTTAGATGAAATGTGTTGTTGTATTTCATGCATTACATGTGTCCTCATGTGTTCGGAAACTTGGCTGTCCGAGCAACCGACTTCCGATGCAATCTCCATTTGAGTAATCTGTCGGTTGAAATATCTTTCCTCATATTCTGCACGTTTTGGATGTCTACAAACTTTGCAACCACGGATTGTTCGATACGCGAATGTATGTACCGCTTCCGGTAAGTTATTCGTATGTTTCGGGAGTATTCCCTTTTCGAACTGTTCATCCGTGATCGGCAAGACTCTTCAAGAGTTAATCTATTTGGGCCATATATAAATTTTGGGGGCCCATGAATTGACGGGTTTCCGAATTTTCGAGATTTGGAGAGTTTAGCTAGATATTCAACTGGATATCGCAGTAAAAAACCCCCAGCATTCTTTCTTTCTTTCTTTACAGTATTTTGCTGTTTATTTTGCTGTTTCTGTATTTTACTGTTTCAATATGATATACCGGGGTATGGAGATTCTTTACTGTTGATCGCGGTGGGGAATGACGGAATCATGATTCCTTTCTGAACTCCTAAGACTTTCACCACAAGACTTAAGACTTAAGAAACATTCGACTGGGAGGTAATGCGTATCCTAAGTCCTAGGACTCCCTAGGGTATCTGAAATATGAAGATTTGTTGCTTGAGATATGGTACGAACGACCCCACCCGAAAGTTTATATACTAGTTATGATATATATAAAAGTAAATGGTGAATGAGAAAATGAATGGGTTGGGAATTGGTATGGAAATAGGGTTAATAGAGGAAGGGTTAGTAATTAGTTTAGAGGGGTTGGGATATTGTAATGTTTGGAATATGGATGGGGAATGGAGAAATGTTTATATTAGTTATGTGGAGGTATTTGAGGTGGGAAAGGGTAATGGGAGAATATTGTGGAATATTGTAGAAAGTGTATTAAGAGAAATTGAAGTGGAATGTATAGGATTGGAGTGTAAAGAAGGTAAAATTGGATTTTGGGAAAAGATGGGATTTAAGGTGGAAGGTATTAGAAGTAGTATTGGTATTGGAATGAGTATGGAGTTATAAGAGTTATGTCGAAAGACTTAACATATAAGATATGGGAGGTGAAGTGAAATGGTGAATAAAAAAGAGTTTGAAAAGATGAGGGAAAATAGAGAGGGAATTTCGGACAAGAAAATGACGGAGAAGATAATGCGAATAATCGCGAAGGAGAACAACGCAAACAATTTCCCAAGTACAAGGGAAATCTCAAACGTATTTCATGGCCAGGCGAAGGATTCGGTGAAATTGAAAACGGAGATTCAAGATTCCATACTCCAATCAATTCTCAATCCGTTGAGGAAAAGGAAGATTTTGGTTGGAAGATATGGTAAGAGAAATCAACTATACTGGGAGCTAAACAAGGTGGATTTGAAAAGGTTGAGCAAGTAAACCACAAATCCACTCCCCCTATTTAACACAAGGAGGTGGTTAAATGAATAGGGTAAAAGTAGGAATAGCGATAGTGGGATTGGCGATACTGTTCACGTGGATTGCGATAGAAGCATTCCGACATTGGGCAATCCCAGCCTAATTTTTTTTTCGCTGCTGTGCGACCACTCTCCCACTCTGCTAGATTGAATCTGAAGACTTAAGACTTAAATCATGGTATACCACTCTGCCTCTCTCCATCTCGATCACTCTTTCATCCCAGAGTTAGGTGGGATTTAAGCCTCGGTGATGGGTTGCCCAAAAGCTTTATATACTGGAACTGAGTATATATTATCATACAACATCCAATCAAAGGAGGTGGAAATGGATTGGTAAGTAAAGATGAGTTTAAGAGTATGAGGGAAACACGGGAAAGCATGGCAGACAAGAAAACCGTCGATGCAATACTCCGAATCATCGCAATCGAAAACAAGTCAGACAATTTTCCGAGTACCCGAGAGATCAGTAACATCTTCCATGGAAAACCCAAAGATTCACAAACCCTGAAAACACCGGTACAAGACTCAATTCTGCAAAGTGTCCTTAACCCACTCAGGAAGAAGAAAATCCTGAGTGCCAAATACGGCAAACGCAACCAACTATTCTGGGAACTCAACGAAATCGACCTTAAACGTCTAACCAAACAAGGTTAAACGGATAATGTCGCAAGACAACAATTCCCCATTTTTATCTTTCCCACAGAACTAAAAAAGGAGGTGATGTATAGTGGGATGGATAAGTCCGAATGACTTACACGAAGACCCGAAACAGTGGTTGAACGTATCACATGAATTCCACGAAGTGCTGACACGGTTGATGTCGAAAATGTTTGAGGAAGATTGGTCCGAAGTGTTGATACGTTGCGAGATACACTGCTACAAATGTGAAGGCAAAGGTCTCTTGATAGGAAAGAAAGACGGTGATTGGGTAGTAGTAGACGGACATGTTGGAAGTGGAGAAACAGTCATGTACCATTTCAACACAAAGTTGACAAACGAGGCTAGGCTTAAGGCAAAGGCACTTGGGTTATAAGGAGGTGAGAAATTGAAAGTGGTTAAAGAAAGACCCGGAATCTAGCCCATCCCTTTTTCCCATTCGTTCATCCGAGCGCACCTGCTAGTAATCGTTTTACCACTCTGCGACTGTCCACTCTGCAAGCTTACCACTGTCTCTCTACTTACATGACCACTCTACAAGCTTGCCAATCCAACTTTAAAAGGTATTTATGTCGGGTAGAATTCATCTTCGTTGGATGGCTTGGGGAGTGAC